TCTACTGTACCTGATATATCGTACGAGTCACATCCAAAAGCACCTACGTGCTCGTTACCTGGATGTTTAACTCCATTCTTTATTATTACACGATTTTGTAATATTGCAGGTGGAATCCAAGAAACTAAAAACCTACCATTGTTTTCTGGTATAAAATTAACTGTTGTATCTTTTACTCCTCCAGTCCATTGGAAATTACCTTGCGTTACTAAGGTTTTATTTCTCATGTCTTCGTTATAATCTATCTGCTCGTATATTTTAGTTAGATTAAATAAAGATAACTTAGCTTCATCTCTGAACGCGTGTTTCTCTGTACGCGGAAACTGGCGGTAGTATTCGTTTAAGCTATCCTGGTCATTTTTAAGGCCATCTACTTCATTTTCCCAGTGTTCGATAACACCTGTTGTGATAAGGTCTCCGTGCGGATCTCTAATGGCGTCTTTTGGTTTGTCGAATACAGGTATGCCATAAGCATCAATGAATCCCTCGTAGTTCCATTCCATAGGTATGAACAAAGAATATAATCCTGAGCTAGTCTGCCCATTGCGGTTTCTTTGCGTAACGTCTGAAGCATAGTACAATTTTTTAAAGTTTCCACCACCTTTTTCTATAGCGTTTGATGTTGATCCCATCATACATTTACCAACGATCTTGCTACCTAATCGCATTGTGGTTTTTGTCACACGCCAGTTGTTCAATATGTTATCAGGTCTTTCCCATTTACCAGATTCATCATGTACAAGCAGCTTTAGTTTTTCACCATCATAGCTGTTATCACCTGTGTTTTTCCAGTCAATAGTTGTGTCAAGACCTTCTATTTCCTCTGACGCAATGCCTTCATCTAACTTTCTTCTTGTTAGTTTAGAAGCTGGTACTCTATATGCTAACTCTGTTTTAGGTCTATCCATACCGTCTTGTATAGGACGGAAAAAGAAAGGATAGTTAATTGATATTGGTACTACCTTGTCGGTAAACATTTTTTTAGCATCAGCCCCTGATTTTGATAATATACCGAATCTCGAGTCTGAGCTAATTGTTGCCTGGTTAACCGTGTCTGCTGAAGCCATAAATGAGAAACCAGATCGTCGGTTTTTGAGGTAGCACATACCATAGCATCTCTGGTCTGCTTTGCAAGCTTCCCAGAATATAAAGAATAATCTGTTTGATTCCCTATAGTCTGCTGCCCCAACGTCAATCTTACTCCACTGCAAGAACATATAGTGAGAACCAGTAATGTAAGTAGCCAAACCTCTATTATAGAACCAATAACCTTGTTCACGTCTTTTAAATTCTTCATCTATGTAATCGTACCATTCTTCTTTAAAACTATTAGGATATCGCTGCCAATCAAAAACACTTTTTATTTTCGATAAAGCTTTTGGATATTCTGCTTTAACCCACACCTGTTCTTCTGTTTTTTTAGAATTACTAAAAACATTTTCAGGTTTTTTAGGCAATGCTATTTTGAGATTTTGTATCTCAATTATTTCACCTATGGTTCCGTCTTTACTAATGACAACAACATCATGTTCAACATCGTAACCATACCTCCACTTTTTATACCTATTGTTTCTTTTTAAAACTTTAGGTTTTATGTGGTCTTCTATTGTTTTAACTAAAGACTGCTCGTACATTATCTTGATCTGCCCTCTGCAAAACCTTTAAAACTTTTTTCTTTAGTTTCTTTAGTATCACCGTCAAGCATTGATTTTTCTTCTTCTATTCTAGCAAGTATTTCAAACGCATCGAATATAGCTAGCTTTTTTGTAGCAGCTGCATTCTTAAGCCTGTCAGCGGATATGTCATCATCTGAATCAACTATAGGTTCTTTAGCGACCTTTATTAATTCCTCAACTGCTCTTTGCCCAGCTTGGATTATATTCTTCCTCGTTTCCTTTGAACTCATACTTAACTAAAATATCATTTGATTGCATACAGTATAGTCTTTGCTTGTTAATAACAAACTCAAACTCTCTATTAGATTTAAACCCAACAAGATCACCTTCGTTTATACCTAAAGTTTTTAAGGTTTTATTACCTATCTTTACTATACCTTTATTTTTTACTTCTGGTTCTTGTGACCAGTCGTCTGTATTTTTTATTGGCATTATAAAACAATGTTCACCCAAAGGTTTCCACTGGTATATATTTTTGTAAAGATATATTTGATCTAATTGGCATAGGTATTGATTATCGTTTAGCGTTTTGCTACTATCAACCTCTTTACCTTTTTGGTTATAATATCTTCTAAATACGTTGTGATGTATTATAACCTCGTCACCTTCTTCTATTGGTGTTGAATAAGCTGATGGTGTAGAAATAACTATAGCTTTTCTACTTATTAACTTAAAGTTTTCTATACTAGAATTAACTATAAGTTTATTACCATTTATATCAACTTCATTGTCATACCTACTTTCAACAGGCGTGACTATAAAATCAAAAACACTCCTCATTAATATTCTAAATCATATTCAACAGATACCGCCATGTTAGAATTAAACTTCTTCCATGGCAATACCTCGTTGTTTTTCTTTATAAATATGTTATAAGAAGCATCTTTATCTTCAAACAAAATATGCGATATCTCGTGTCCGCCATATACTTGCTGGCCAACAGCATAATGCATCGCATCGTTTTTGTAATCAGAACCAATACTGATTTTTCTTATAACAGTACTCATTAGTCTTCTGACTTAACTACAGCTAGTTCACCTTCGTCTTCTTCCTTTTCAATTTCAGTGTACGTACCATCTTCTAAATCAATACTGATAGTTCCGTATGTTTCTTCTAGTTGTTTTTTAGTATCTTCAATACCTTCGTTAATACTAGCAATTTTATGAAGCAGCGAATGTTTATTTGCTTCTAATTGACCTATTTGATTTAAAACAACATTTAGTTCTGCTTGTTGTTCTTTAATAGTTTTAAGCTCTTCAGCTGTAATTGAATTTGACATTTAATTTAATTTAAGTTATTTAACTTTACTTATTATTACTTATTTTTTTACCTTTTTCCCACGTACGACCCACAAAATAAGCGCCATACACAGTTATTAATAGTGACTGGAATATAGGTATATAATCCTCTGCTATTGAAAACTCTCCTATGTTACCATCGAAAAATGCTAATACAGAAAATATAAAGGTAAGGTATATAAGAACCATTGGCCTTATATTTTTAGACAAGAAGGAATCGGACTTCATATCCGACTCCCATCTCGCTGTTACCTGGTCTTGAGCATCTTTATCAGCTTGCTCTAGTAACTCTTCAATTTTATGTTTAGCCGCAAGTCTTTCTTCATCTGTAGTTGTTAAGTTATCTATAACTTTACCAACATCTTTAATGAGACCTCCGGTTATAAATTGAAGAATTTTATTCATTTTTTACGAAAATCATTTATTCTTTGGTTAATATTTGAATAACCTGTACCTGAAGGAAGATTTACTCTATTGGCTTGTGGAACCATACTTGAGTGACTTGTAAATAAATCTGTTACGCTAACATTTGGGTTATTTAATGCTTTTCTTCTTTTGTATTCTTTCTTATCTACAGGCACCCTATTTCTGTCCATCACGTTTGAAAAATTACTTGTTCTTCTTAGATCAGTTTGGCGCATCGACGTTTCGCTTTTTGGAGTTAAGCTCGTGTCATCATGCATCCAACCTCTTTTATTGTACTCATCATATCTAGCTTTACTTCCTATAGCAAGGTTTTTCATATTTGTAGAAACACCATCCTTAGGATCGTTTTGATTTAGTGGCCCACTTCTACGTACTACATTACCAGTATTAGGTTCAATATAATCTTTACCTTCCTTTTTGCGTAGTTTTTGTCGACGTTGTTCTAAGCGAGCTCCAACCTCTGCCCGGCGTGTTTCGCGTTCAAGCTCTTTTTGCATTTTTCTATTAGCAAGTTCAATTTTTCTAGCTTCCATTTCTTTTTCGTAAGCCGCTTTCTTTTTCTCACGATCTGTCATAGTGGTTTGACCACCTATTTTAGAAGCGTCGCCAGTAACTACTACCCCGTCTTTAGGGTCAGTTTGATGTAACGCTGACATGTACGCGGATGAACCTTCAGCCATATATCCTACCGCTTTGTTTCCAGTAGAAGCTTTCATATATCCTACTGGTCCTTTTCTATATCCCATTTTTATCCTTTTAATTGTTTATTTGCAAATAATCTTTTATATACTAACGTTGTATTTATATCACCCTTAAACTTGCAGATGATAGTATTTTGATTTTTTAATTTATATTTAACTGTTACCGTGTAGCCATTGTTTCTGTTAAAAACACGTGTTACAAAAGTATTTTTATTTTTTTTAATTATAGTCTCTTCAATTATAGTACTGTTAACAGTGTTAATGTTTTTTATATCTCTTACACCATAATCACCTTCGTAAATAACAGTTATATATTTAGACGTTGGTGTGGTCCATGATCCTTCAAAAGACTTTTGCGCGTAAATAAACGCGGAGCTAAAGCAAAAAGCAATAGCTAATATTATATTTTTCATTATATTTGATTTAATTAAATTATTACTTTATAGGTTTTTCAATAACATATTTAGCTCCTGGAAAAATATAATCATAGCCTGGGTACATAACTTTAGTATAACCTCTATCATCAGTTCCAAGAACCTTAAATTCTACACCTTTCATTGTTATTTTATTACCAGGTATAATATTATAAGGCTTATTAACGTCAGGGCTGTTTTTTAAATATCCTTTTTTAGAAGTTTTCATTATGCGTTTTTATAAGCTTCTTTTTCCCATGGTAAATTTTTAGCTCCTTCTTTAATACTCGAGCGAGGTATTACCTTACCTTTCCAATA